CACATGTTGCTGAATACATTTCAGAGTTGAGGGAAGATAGAGAACGCAAATACGGGGTCACTCTTTTAGGCCAACTCAAAAGACTGAGTGAACTATCTATAGGTGCGGAAGAGGCTGGACATTTTTCGGCAGCAATCAATGCAGAGAAAACCAGATCGGCTTTGGGTGGTCTTACTGTTGATAGACGTGAGACAAATCATTTTCATGCAATTGAAAACATGAGTCGTGAAGAAATTGAAAAACGTTTGGCAGAACTTCGACAGAATCATCCTAGTGTGTTTATAGATGCTGATTACGAGGTAGTGAATGGCGCAAAAGCAAGAGACATTACTGTGGAACAAATTGAAAGAAAAGATCCCCCCGCACTGGAACACAACACGGATTGAAAATCGTTATGGGGGAGGTATCCCTGATGTACATGTTTGTGCGGAGGGTTGTTCTTTTTGGATAGAACTCAAAGTAACAAAAACTAACCGATTAAATATCTCATCCCATCAAGTTGCTTGGAATTACGCCTATTATAAATCAGGAGGGGTAAGTTTTTTCCTAGCCCACCCCCTCTCTTCCCCTAACCTATATTTGTTTGGGGGGGACCATGGTCGGGAGTTAGTTAAACACGGTTTGCGAACTGTGAGTTTGGGTTCTGAAACCGGAACCGTGGTTCCTTGTCTTTGGTCGGGGCCAGACTGGTCGGGGTTGGTCGGGTCTTTGATCGGGATCAGTCGGGGTCGGGTCGGGGTACATGGTCGGGTCGCCGATGACCAGGTCGGGGTCAATGGTCGGGTCGGGTCGGGGTCAATGGTCGGGTCGGGGTCGGGTCGGGGGATGAAGCAATGGCTGGTGTCCCCGTGGCTGTAGCAGTTGGGTCGGGGTACATGGTCGGGTCGGGGTCGGGTCGGAAGTCGGACCTCGAGGTCGGGTCTGGGGTTGGCTCCGGGGCGGTGGCCGACCCTGGGGCATAGAAAAACCCCGGCCGATGAAAGGATGAACCGGCCGGGGTTGGTGGGCGCGGGAGAGGTTAAGATCCCGCGCTCTGTCCCGTGCTATTTAGAAGTGTCAACAACCGCACGGGGTATGATGTCCACCATTGACCTTGCTGCATCGAATTCTTCCGCCTCATCTTCCCAACCACCAGAATGAAGATTAAGATAATGGTTTTCTATGGCGCCGTCCACCAATTCCATCGCCTCTTTTATTGTCATATCAGCGACGGGGACGGTTTTGAACTTGTCGTCATATACTCTTGATTTAGCCATTTTAAAACCTCTCTATTTTAAAACCGAAAAAATGGTTGGCGTCATCTCTGGACGCACAATCCAATAGGTTGATGAACGTCTCCCAAATTTGCTCTGCTGCCTTGGGGTTGTCCAGTAACAGGGCGAGAGCTTTATTGAGAGCTTTCGCCATTTCGTGGTCGTCGTCATCTTGGTAGTTTTCAAGTCTACCGTATAGTTCGCTTATCAAATTTTCCATCTTAGTACTCTCTCACTACAAAACCAGATTGATCGTTCTTCGCCTTGCTGCCCTTGGGGTCAAGACCGACGATAACAGGTGACGGGTCCAAGTGACGAAGGTCATGCAATGTCCCGTCAATTACATCATGACCTAAATACTTGTCAGGCAATCCGTGGCCAAAAACAACTGCGACATTAAACCCCAGCGCCAAGGCGTGGATTGCTTCATGCATATTATCTTCGCTAAGACTAAATGTTAGATGATAGTTGCTAGGGCGTTTTGGGTTTAGCAACCGTCGCAATGTTTTGGTGTAGTCCACAAATTGTATTTCTGGAAACCGTACAGGCAAAGATTGACCGTTGTCCGTTGCGATATATTCGAACCCGACGTCCGTTGATCCGTTAGGGCGAACACATAAAAGTAATTCTTCGCGTATCGCTTGGTTGACCAAATTGTTAACGGACGCTGTCATCTCTGCCATAAAAGCTTTTCTGTCGGTCATGAAATATTGCGCCTTGCGAATTCTAGATGCGCGGACGTGGTTGATATCGTTTTCAATATCTTTGACCATCGCAGCTTGACCGGAATACATGCCAAGGCAAAGCGAACGACACCCCGCGCTCGAGTCTGGGCAAAGATTGCCCACGCCGCCGGTGGTATGTGGCGCCATGTAATTGATTGCGTTTAGGTAACCAAACTTAGACGCCTTGATTGCCTTCGCGCTATCGGTTGAAAACATTCTTTTAAATTTTCTCATAATAAACCTCATTAATTATTGACCCGAATAGTGTCCCACATTTTACCATGCGATGCAAACAAAAAAATCCCCGACCAGGTCGGGTCGGGGTCAAGTTGCTAACCACAGGGAGGTTGTATAATCCTGTATCTTAGTCGGGGTCGGGTCGGGTGTCAATCGGGGTCGGGTCGGGTTGGTCGTATATTGAACAGAGCTGTCTATATACTTGGGTCCAGTATCGCGCCGCCCAGGGTGATACCTGGGGTCCGGGCGCAATTAAGGCGCCAACCGTTTCCAGTCGGCGCCTAATTACCCTTTCCCTATTCAACATTAAGAGTTTCTTTGATGATGGTGTATGCATTAAACCGATCAAGATAGGTTTGGATCTCGCTAATTTCATACTCTCCAATTTCATCTGTGATACCTGCTGCCATAATTTCATGCAGATAATCAAGATCCCAATCCGCGCCCAAAAAAGCTTTTAGAGTTTCATCATCGTTCTCTAAAACAATTTCGAGAGCATCAAGGCATACTTCCAAAGTATCATTGCCAATGTGGGTGTGTGTTGTCATTACGAATCCCCATACCAAAGATCGGCTGGGACTTCATCGCACCATTGGTCATAATATGCACAGTCTGTTGCGTCGGCAGGTGATAAACCGTCATTAAAATAATCATGCCAATTGGCATCGGGTAAATCATTTAAACCTAAACTCAATTTAGCCGATACAACAGCATCGCATTTTCGTAGCCAAGTTTGATAAGTATCAGTCATATTAAACTCCCTTCAATACCTTCAACCGTATCGTTACAATTCGCGCATGGTTCCGATACGCTTATTTCATGGCAACCATTCCATCCCTCATATTTATCTTTGGTATATTCGTGATGGCAAAAGTCAGAGCAAAAAACAATGTTGTCTACAACATCGCCATGTTCGTCTTCTATAAAGTGCATATGTGCCATTCTAAACCCCCATATTGCCGATTACGATTAAAAGAGATAGCGACGCGATTGCGATCACTACCATTGTGTCGTGTACTTTGCCTAAACCAAACATTGATCACCTCATTAATTGTTGACGGTTTAATTCTACTCCCACCAGGTCCCATGGTCAAGTTATTATCGGGGTCGGGGATCGGGGTCGGGTGCGCTGCCGGATTGCCAACCAGGTCGGGTCGGGTCGGGGTTAATGGATAATGGTCGGGTGTTGGTCGCGCCATGTTAGATGGTCGGATAGGATATTATATAAGATGGGTTCGACCTGGTATCTCTCGAGTGCGATAGCTGGGCCGCAGCGACGTACCGGGGCCACCATGTGATTGTCCACCCAGTCACGGGCCGCCTGGGTTTCCGGCGTTAACAGGACAACAGGCCCGAAGTCATTAAGGGAGAAATCCATGGCAGCAGTATTGCGCAAAAAAAAAGAGGCCGCAATTGCGACCCCTGGTATGTTGTAGTTTGGATCTAGTTTCTGGGGTCAGGTGTCAACCCAAAAAATTTGGCGACCTTGGGTGCATCACAATCTTCCTCCCACCAAGTTGATGATTTAAGAAAATTGGTTTCTCTCATGCTTTCCGGTAGTTGCGAAATTCTATCTTCTGATAACCAGAAACCGCCATGACTTGGAGTTCTAACAAACCATACGCCTTCAAGGCAGCGTGTTGCCAGATCAATTTTTCCCCAAGGTGAAAAGCCGATAACGTCTTTGCCTTCTATAATAACGTTTTTCATAAAGACCTCCATAAGTTATTGACTAGAACAGTGTATGGTATATGATGGTATCAGTCAATAATCAAACAGAGGTTAAAGATTATGAAAACATTATCAAAAGGCGATATCGCATTATCAAACGCCATCAATGAAGAGATGGACCGCGACCCATTATTCCTAGAAAAATGCGAGTATCATGAAAAGATTATGTCCAAACTTCTTGGCGATAAAATCCCCATGTTATTGGCGGAAACAAAAGAGGGGCAGCAAGAGCTTGATATTATCAATGCCAAGGTTAGCAAGGCAATGATTGAAAAGTATGGGGAATGAGAACATGAAAATTGAAATGTACCAAGTCCCCGATTTTCAATACGACCTGATCATAAAAATGCTTAAAATGCTATGTGTGTATGAAGTAGCCATGCCGCCCAGTGAGCGTGAATTTGATTGTAAACAGATCCAATCTTTGATTGAAGAATTTGAAGGGAAATTCAAACCAGACGGTTTGGATTTTGAAGTGGGTAATTACCATGTTGATGTAACAAAAGATTATGAAGATTGTAACTTCTATTGCGTGGTATATGACATGACAAACGGTCCTCCGTGGGAGCATGAAGACACCCATCGTTTGAATTCAATGGAGGAAGTTGATGCGCTCCGTAAAAGTTTAAAAGATCTAGGCGTATACGATTGGGAATATGAGACTGAACGTTGTCGGTGCGGTAAATTTGTGAAAGATTGTGATTGTTAGTTTAACCTCCTAGTACCAAACTTCGGGCGACCTTCGGGTCGCCTCTTTTTTTGTGTCGGGGTCGGGTCGCCAGATTACTAACCAGGTCGGGTCGGGTCGGGTCGGGGTCGGGTCGGGGTCGGGCCAATCGGCAGCGGCCTGTTGGTAGGCGTTAGTATACCAACACAATAGATGGCTCCGGCGCCTAGCGCCTAGCGCCTGGTGTCGAATGATTTTAGGTGATTTCTTATTTTTGGAATCCGAATTTTCTAGCTCAAAAATAATCAAATTAATTTGGCCAAGTCTATTGACTTACCATGATATCCCATGTTAATCTCTTGAGATTAAGTCAACAACAACGGAAGGTTAAAAACCATGAAGACAGAAATAAACGGAACAATCTGCACAAATGCTTCAGAGATTGTTGATATTTGTGGCTTTTGTGACAGTGAAGCCAAACGTTTCGGCAATGAACGCGACAAGGGTAAAGCAACGTTGCGTTCTTATCAGAAGTCATATGAGAACACCTTGCAGAAAGAAGGTAATGACTTTTTAGCCATCATTAATAAACTCAACAAACCAAGTCAAAAGCTTGACGTTGTTTTGATGGAACAAGTTTTGACTGAGATTTTAGAGAA